TACTATTGGGACAATGCCAACTCTAGTTGTGGTACTGAATGGGTAGACAATAGTGGTTCAGAAACGCAAGTAACTGCTAGTGGTGAAACATTAAATTATTCTACTGGAGATGTAACTCAAACCTTAACTACAACAAGCGGTGGTGTGTCAACAAGTACTACTTCTACAGGAAGAGTATCAACGTTAGATAACGACTTTAACGCAACTGCTTCAACGTCTGGTGACTACACAATCATAAATAGATATAATGATAGCCATAGAGCGTATGTAAAAACTGAAACAAGTAAAGAAGCAGATATACAGATTTTACAAGATTCAGAAGCTCAACACGTGGACGTAGGGAGTTCCTCTACACAAAATAATATTACTATAATACAAACGGATTAATGAGTAGGTTAACAGCAATAAAAGAATTAATAAAGGGTTTCTGGTATATCTTTATCATAGGTAGACACCCAGCACAATTTAGACATTGGTACACCGAATGGTGGTTGCCAACACAATGGAGAAACGTATAATGGATTGGGGAACAATTAATTTTTGGTTAATAATGGGTCTATTACTCTATATGAATTGGAGTATTTACAAGTGGATAGATAGAGATTTCTAATGGACGAAAATAACGGAATTAAAACAAAAGTAGATATTGCTAAACTCAAAAAAGACGTTGAAGAATTTGATAGAATTCACAACCGTTTAGACACAGCAATAGACAAATTAACAGATGTATCAACATCTATTAAGTCTATGTTGGCAGTCCATTCAGAAAAAATCAATAGACAAGAACAAATTGATGAAGTTATATTTGAGAAGTTAAAAGAACGTGCAGGTGAAATAGACAATATACGTAGAGATTTAACTAGAGAAATAGAACAAACTGAAAGACGTTTATTACTAGAGATTAAAACAGTTTATAATGCTATTGGTGTTAGAGTTGGTGTATTAGAAAAATATAGATGGATTATATTAGGTGCTGCTATAGTAATAGGATGGATAGTAGCAGGTAATTTTGAGCAAATTTTGAATATGCTGAGCTAGTAAAAAACTCTTACCTTTTACCCGAGGAAAATAGCCTGGGTATTTTTTTGTCACCAGGTTTTCGTGTACAGACTTGACTTTTTTTGTGATATGGTGTATATTATGAGATAGTGTTATGTCAAGTTATATAGATTTAAAGTATATTAATGCTATTTCTTCAGCATTAAGCCAGTTTAAAAAGAAGACAGATTATCTTTTCAATTTTAGGTGTCCACATTGTGGAGACTCGCAGAAGAGTAAAACAAAAGCAAGGGCATATCTTTATAGAGTAAAAAATGATATGTTCTTCAAATGCCACAATTGTGGTATGGGTCAGAATTTAGCAAATTTCATTAAATTCTTGGATCCAAAAAAATACGGAGAATACTTATTAGAGAGATACAAGGGATCGGCACCATCCACGCCCCAGCCGAAATTTGACTTTAAACCAACAAAATTTAAAGAAACAAATTTATTAGATTCTTGTATTAAAGTAAGTACGTTAAAAGACGGACATCCTGTAAAGGAGTACGTAAAGAAGAGATTGATTCCTCCACAATATTATGAAATAATTTATTTTGTTGACAAATTTCACAATTTTGCCAATAAAGTGAAACCAGGAACTTTTAAAGAACGTTATGAACACCCTAGATTAATAATTCCTTTCTTTGACGTAACTGGTACGTTGTTTGCATTCCAAGGCAGAGCATTTGGAAAAGAACAACCAAAATACATTACAATTAAACTTGATGAAACAAAACAAAAAGTATATGGACTTGAACGTGTAAATTTTCAAAAACATATTTACATAGTTGAAGGTCCACTTGATAGTTTGTTTTTAGATAATTGTTTAGCAGCAGGTGGTGCTGACTTAACATTAAGAGTGTCAAGTGACCAAGTTACATATATATTTGACAACGAACCTCGTAATAAAGAAATCATAAAAAGGATGTACGCTGTAATTGAAAAAAATTATAACGTAGTAGTTTGGCCAAATGACGTGCAACTTAAAGATGTAAATGAAATGATAATGAATGGAATGAAAATAAGCGAGTTAAGAGATATCATAAGTAATAATACCTTTAGTAAATTAGAAGCGTTAACTAAATTAAACTATTATAAGAAATGTTAGGAGTGTGTAAATAAAAATGGTGAATGAAAATATTAGTGTGGTGAAACGAAATGGTAGAGGTAAGGAATCTCTAAACATTGAGAAGATACATCAAATGGTAGAATATGCGTGTGAAGATATAACGCAAGTTTCTGCTTCTTCTGTAGAAATGAATAGTGGTCTACAATTTTATGATGGCATATCAACAAACGAAATTCAACAAATCTTAATTAAATCAGCAAACGATTTAATCACTTTAGAAAATCCAAATTATCAATATGTTGCCGCTAGACTATTACTCTATAGTTTAAGAAAACAATTATTTCATAAAATGTGGGATCATCCACATATTTTTCAACACGTACAAAATGGTATAGACAAAGGCGTCTATGATAAAGAAATTTTAACTTGGTATGACAAAAAAGATTTTGATAGAATGGAAAATTGGTTAAATCACGAAAGAGATTATACTTTTACATATGCAGGTTTACGTCAAGTCATTGATAAGTACCTAGTGCAAGATAGAAGTACAGGACAAATTTTTGAAACACCACAATTTATGTATATGATGATATCTGCTACATTATTTTCACAATATCCAAAAAACAAAAGGATGAGTTATGTTAAAAAATATTATGACGCTATTTCACGTTTTAAAATCAATATTCCAACACCTGTTATGGCTGGTGTACGAACTCCTATTAGGCAGTATGCGAGTTGTGTCTTGGTGGATGTTGATGATACTTTGCCTAGTATTTTTTCCAGTGATATGGCTATTGGCAAGTATGTTGCCCAAAGAGCAGGTATTGGTATCAATGCAGGAAGAATTAGAGGAATCAACTCACGTATTAGAGGTGGCGAAGTACAACATACTGGCGTTATTCCTTTTCTTAAAAAATTTGAAGCAACTGTTAAGTGTTGTACTCAAAATGGGGTACGAGGAGGTTCGGCAACCGTTCACTTTCCTATTTGGCACAAAGAAATAGAAGATATTATTGTATTAAAAAATAATAAAGGTAGTGAAGATAATAGAGTAAGAAAATTAGACTACTCTATACAGTTATCAAAATTATTTTACGAAAGATTTATTAATGATGAAGATATAACTTTATTTTCACCACACGAAGTACCAGAACTTTATGAAGCGTGGGGAACAAAAGAATTTGATGAACTATATACAACGGCAGAAAGAAAAACAAGTGTATGGAAAACTAAAGTAAAAGCACAGGACTTGTTTATGTCAATTTTAAAAGAAAGAGCAGAAACAGGTCGTATTTACATTATGAATATAGACCATTGTAATACTCACTCCTCTTTTAAAGATAGAGTTTATATGTCTAACTTATGTCAAGAGATTACTTTACCTACAGACCCTATAAGTCATATAGATGGTAAAGGAGAAATTGCATTATGTATTTTATCAGCAATTAATGTAGGACTTTTAAAAGATTTAGATGAATTAGAATCCTTATGCGATTTAGCAGTAAGGTCATTAGATGAAGTTATAGACCATCAAGGATATCCAGTTAGAGCGGCAGAAATTTCTACAAGAAATAGAAGAAGTTTAGGAATTGGATATATTGGTCTTGCTCATTACTTAGCAACATTAGGACTTGGTTATGAAACTAAAACTGCTTGGAAAGAAGTAGACAAGTTATCAGAAGCATTCCAATATTATCTATTAAAAGCAAGTAATGAATTAGCAAAAGAAAAGGGCAAATGTGAATCCTTTTCTAAAACAAAGTATTCAGATGGTATCTTACCAATAGACACCTATAAAAAAGAAGTTGATGAGATTGTATCTAGGAAACTATCTTATAAATGGGAAGACTTGAGGAAAGATATTAAGGAATTTGGGTTAAGACATAGCACACTCACAGCTCAAATGCCTTCTGAAAGCTCTAGCGTGGTTTGTAATGCCACAAACGGCATTGAACCACCTAGGGACTATATTTCAGTTAAGAAAAGTAAAAAAGGTACTCTAAAACAAGTTGTACCTGATTATAAAAAATTGAAAAATAATTATACATTGTTATGGGATATGAAATCTAACGAAGGATATATAAACATAGTAGCAGTAATGCAGAAATATTTTGACCAATCAATTAGTGGAAACTGGTCGTATAATCCTGAAAATTATGAAGAAGGAGAAATACCTTTATCAATAATGGCGGAAGATTTATTAACAACTTATAAATTAGGATGGAAGACTTCCTATTATCAGAATACATATGATAGTAAAAGAGATATAGAGGAACCTGTACACCCTATTGGTTGGAAAGATGATGTGCCAGAAACAAAAACTATAATGGAGAAAAAAGACGAAGAAGAATGTGAAACCTGCGTAATTTAAAGGAACTTTATGGCATTTTTATGTGCAAATGTACCACATACGGAAGTACTAGTTAAAAAACAATACCTTTATGATTTAGAAAAAGGTTTTGGAGAGTTTGAACCAGGTATTTGGTGTACTGTTAAAAGTATTCAAGGCAGAGCATTATACTTTGAAACTTATTTGTATGAAACAGGAGCACTATATGATAAGTTACCTATAAATGCTTTTGTATGGAAAAAAACAAAAGAAGATATAGCATTACCAGAATTACAGTTATGGGATTGTTTTGATTATGATATTACTATTATACAGAAACAATTGGTAAGTGGTAATAGATGTACGTTTTTATCACCAAGTAAGAAATTATATGAAGGAAACTATATGTTTAGTATAGATAGTTGTTGTGCAACGAATAAAGAAAATAATGTAGGGTATAGTGAAACTCCTTCTCAACATAAATCATTTAATATACTAAAGTTAGATAATGGGCATTTTGCTGCTCAACCTAATAATAGAGTTTTGTTTTATGATAAATCATTAACACCTAGTAAACCAAAAAGACCAGATTATAAAGTATCTACTAGAGAGTATAGTGTAGATAATATGAATAAATGGACAGCAGGTGATAGTGATGACCACCATTATGAATTAACAGAATCAGAAAGAATGCAAAACCAATTAGAACCGATAAATGACTAAAAGTGTATTTAATATAGATAAGAAGTTAGATTATACCAAACAACCTATGTTTTTTGGTAAAGATTTACAGGTGCAAAGATATGATGAAATGAAATATCCTATCTTTAATAAACTGTTTCAACAACAATTAGGTTATTTTTGGAGACCAGAAGAAGTATCTTTACAAAAAGATATATCAGATTTTAAAGAATTAAATGAACCAAGTAAATTTATATTTACATCTAATTTAAAATATCAAACAATGATGGATAGTGTGCAAGGACGTGGTCCTTGTTTGGCATTTTTACCATTTGTATCTATACCTGAATTAGAGAGTTGTATTATTGCTTGGGACTTCTTTGAAAACATACACTCACACTCATATACATACATTATAAAGAACTTATATTCAAATCCTAGTGAAGTTTTTGATACTATAATTACAGATGAGAAAATTGAGAAAAGGGCAATGAGTATAACAAGTAGATATGATGATATGATTAATTTAGGTTATAAATGGCAATTACAACCAGATAGTGTTGATATGTATGAGTTGAAAAAGAAATTATATTTAACATTGATGACTGTTAATATATTAGAAGGATTAAGATTTTATGTTTCTTTTGCTTGTTCGTTTGCATTTGGAGAATTAAAGTTGTTAGAAGGTTCTGCTAAAATACTTTCTTTAATTGCAAGGGATGAAACTTTGCATTTATCAATAACACAAAGAATACTTAATAACTATCGTGATAATGAAAATGATAAAATTATGAATAAGGTAATGAGAGATACAGAAAAAGAAGTTTATACAATGTATGAAAATGCAGTTGGACAAGAGAAGCGTTGGGCAACTTATTTGTTCTCAAAAGGTTCTATGATAGGATTATCAGAAAAACTATTACATCAATTTGTAGAGTATATGGCAAATAGACGTATGAGAGCAATAGGATTAGAACCAAGATACGACCAGAAAACAAATCCATTACCTTGGGTTGACCATTGGTTAAATAGTAGGTCATTACAAAATGCACCACAGGAGACCGAAATTGAAAGTTATGTTATAGGTGGAATTAAACAAGACGTACAGAAGGATCAATTCAAGAAATTTAAATTGTAAAAGTTTATTATGGAGTTAAATGAGTTAACAAAGAAATTTAAGACCACTTGTGGCAACTGTAAGACTGAATTTACAATTAATTATAATGATGAAGAAACAGATATGAAACCTATGTCGTGTCCATTTTGTAGTTATGAATTGGATGATGAAGAAGATGAGATTGGAGAAGAAGATGAAACACGTTGGGATTGATTATAGTTTAACAAGTCCTGCTATATGTGTAACAGAAGACTTTACGTTTGAACATAGCCGTTTCTATTTTCTTACTAATAAGAAAAAACATTTAGGTATATTTGGAAATATAACTGGTTCTGAACATCAACCGTGGACAGACCCTATACAAAGATTTACTCAAATTTCTGATTGGGTTTTAAAAGTTTTACGTTTATATCAACCTGGTGGGATTACAATAGCAATAGAAAACTATTCTTATGGTTCTAAAGGTCAAGCACTATTTCAAATAGCGGAAAATTGTGGTATACTTAAATATAGATTATTAGAACAAAAATGGAAATATAATGTTATTGTACCAAGTGTTGTTAAGAAATTTGCTACAGGTAAAGGTAATGCAGATAAAGAAATGATGTACGAACAATTTTGTAAAGATACAAAAACAGATTTAAAGAAGTTATTAGACACAGCAAAGGCAGGTAATCCAGTATCAGATATAGTTGATAGTTGGTATATAGCAAAGGCAAATTATGGGCGACTTTAAAATATTAATATTAGCATATCTAATTGGTCATAGTCCAATAGAAACACAACAAACTTTCCAAATGGAAGGTTGGTATAAAAATATGGAAGAATGTAAAAAAGAATTACTTTTACAAAAACCAGATGGAAGATATGAAGTGATGAACGAGTTTGTTATAGACGGAGAATTTAAATGGGATTGGTTAGTTGCAGGTTGTAAAAGTGATACAACTGGAGAAGAATTCCAACTTTGGCCGACTTATCCTAAAGGTAAACCAAAAGAGTTAGAAGGCATTGAATTTGATGTTTTTGAATTACAAGTATGAAATTATTAAAAGCAAAAAAAAGAGTTACTTGTAAAGATGAACCTTTAGTAGGTGTAACTCCAAGAGTAGTAGAAGTACCATTAAAAGATTTAATGTTAACTGCTGATAATGATTGGATGATGAAAAGATATCCTAAATTTAAGAAAAGTATAGATAGGATAGGTATGATGTATCCAATCATATATACTAATATGAAGTATTATTGGTTAGTAGAAAAAAGATGGCCGAAGGACGCATATTCAGGAATTCCTATACCTGGTATTGCAGTACATACAGGCAACAAGAGAGTGTATTGGGCAAAAGAAAATGGATACACACATATTGAAGGATATTATGTTAAAACTAAAGATGAACAAGCAGCAATAGTTAGACGAACATTTATGGCACCGAGTAGTTATGGACAATAAAGCATTAGGAATAAAAACTAGATTAAAAGATTTGCCAAAGGAAACAATGGATGAATTTGCTAGGAATAATATGATGGTGTATAATTGGGCAATGCCAGTTGACGAGTGTAACTTGTTTATTAAACAGTTTGAACAGATATCTCATAAGGATAAATCCCAAGTAGAAGCATTTAAAACTGGTAATAAAGAATTTACTGAAATTGATTTAGATACATCTTCTAATCCAAATTTTTGGATAGAAACTAAAACCAAATTTATACAAATGATGGAATTATATACAGATAGATTTAAGAAAAATTTGAATATACGTGATAAAGGAGATTTTCCACCAGTAATTGATAGAGAAAATATAAGAATAAAAAAGTATTTACCTAATGATAAAGATGAATTTAAAATCCACGTTGATGTACTCCGTTCTAAAGGTCCTTCATCAAAAAGATTTTTAGTTTTTATTTTATATCTTAATGATGTTGAAGAAGGCGGTGAAACACATTTAATAAAACAAGAAATAAAGATTGCACCAAGAGCAGGAAGATTGTTAATGTTTCCACCTTTTTGGACTCATCCACACGCTGGATTAAAACCAATTAGTGGACCAAAATATGTTATGATGTCTTATTTACATCTAGGAGATACAAATGTATAAACCATTACCAGACGGATTAATAATTAAAAAATCTTCTATAGAAGGTCAAGGATTATTTACAACAAAGTTTATTGAGAAAGATGTAAAGTTAGGTTTATGTCATATTGTTGTTAATGATGAACTTATAAGAACACCTTTAGGTGGTCATATTAATCATAGTGATAAACCAAACTGTATAAAGGTGAGAGGTGAATTAGGACTTAAAGATGTTGAAAATTATAATAAGTATTTTTTATATACTGAACGACCTATAAAAGCGTGGGAAGAATTAACAGTTAAATATACGTTTTATAATGTGAAAAATGAATAAAGATTAATGAAAAAGATAGTAGCTTTTGGATCAGGTAATGCATTGGCAGCAATATGTGGAGTTATTAATTCTAATCCACAATCTGATATGTCAGTACATAGAGTTTCTGAAGTAAAAGATAAACCAATATCTTTAGAAGATTTATATTGGATAAAAAATGCTGACGCTTATCTAGTTGATGGTACTTGGGGTAGTACAAATCCAGCAAGACAATGGAAACCAGATAAAATTTATGCTGAAGATAGTAAACTAGCCCACGGAAGACCAAGCACAGGAGTTAGAAGTGCAAGAATGGAATTTATAAATGTCTTTGTTCAAGAACTAGCAAAGATGTATAATAAAAAAGTTATTGTAACTGAAAGTGCTACATTATCAAGAATAAAATGTAATTACATAGATTCTTGGTATAAAAATACAGGTCCAAGATATTATCGTATGGGGTTAGGTCATTGGACATATGGAAGAACTAAATGGTGTAAAGTTGATAATTCAAAACCATCAAGATTACATACTATGATTGAAAGAACTGAAAAGAAAAATAATATAAAGTTGCAGAATATAGAACCACATCAATGGAAAAATAATAAAGATGGTGCAGTTTTAATTATGCCTGGTTTAGAATATGACCCTACATCTTCTGTTTCTGTACCAGAATTTATTAAAACTAGTGTTGAAAGAGTTAGACTAGCAACAAATAGAAAAATTATAGTTAAACCACACCCATTAAGTAAAATTGTAGTTAAAGATTTGGTGAAAGATGTTGAAGTTTTACCAAGAGAGACCAAATTACGAACTATTGTAGATAGAGTTTATTGTGGTGTGTTAGGAGAAAGTACAAGTATTTTTGAACTTATTAATTTAGGAATACCTTGTATTACTTCAAAATGGAATTTTGGAATTGAATTAAACAATACTAGTATTGATAGGATAGAGAAGATATATTATGCTACTCCACTAGAAGTTTTAAATTGGTATAAAATGGTATCTCATACAGAATTTTCTATGACAGAATTTAATTCACACTTGATTATACCTTATATAAAGGAGTTATTACAAAGATAATTATGTGTGCGATACACGGAATATTATGGTCATCAACTAGTTTGATAAAAGAAATGTTGTGCGAAGCACATCATAGAGGACCTGATGGTAATGGACATTGGCAAGATGAAGATATTACTTTAGGTCATAATTTATTATCAATCATAGACACTACAGAAAACTCAAAACAACCTTGGATTCATAACGATAGGGTGTTAGTATATAATGGTGAGATATACAATTACAAAGAACTAGGTAAAGAATTTAAACTTAAAACTAATACAGATACGGAAGTTTTAATGTTAGGTTTAGAAAGATATGGCATATCATTTATAGAAAAATTAGATGGAATGTTTGCATTTGCTTGCTATAATAAGAAGACAAAAGAATTAATTATTGCCAGAGATAGTAATGGAACTAAACCTCTTTATTATGGTTATATAAATGGTAAGTTTGCTTTTTCATCCGAGATTAAAAGTTTATTAACATTAGGATTTGAAAGAAAAGTAGATAAAGAGGCATTCAAACAGTATTATAAACAAGGATATAATTCTGGTTATTTGACATTGTTTAAAGGTATTAAAAAATTAGTACCAGGTGAAGTTGTTAAGATGAACGTAGTAACTAGTGCTAAAATTTCTACTAATATTAATAATAGACAAATAGGGTTAAGAAATGTTAAAAATGTAGGTAAAATTAAAGAAGAAGTTAGAAATAGATTACACCAGGCAGTAAAAGAAACCTTAATGGGTCGTAGAGAAATTGGATTGTTTTTAAGTGGTGGTATTGATAGTACGGCTATTTGTTATGAAATGTCAAAATTGTGGCAAACAAAACCAAAAACATTTAGTTCAAAATTTGAAACTTATGATTGGAAATCAAGGTCTAACGAAGATTGTATATTGGCAAAAGAAATGTCAGCAACATATGGTGGTGAACATAGAGAACTATATATTAATCAACAATATTTTACAGATAATTGGGAAAATACAGCGTTAGCATTAGAAGAACCTAGACAAAGTAAAAGTTTACCTGTATATTTTGGAGTTAATGAATATATAAAGAAACAAGGTATAACGGTAACTTTAAGTGGTGATGGTGGAGATGAATTGTTATGTGGTTATAAACATCATAGACAACCAGATTGGGCAACGAAGTTAAAAGCATTATGTGCTAATCATAGAGAATTAAAAAATAAAGAACTATGGGCAACACACGAAGAACAATTAGAGTATCTTGATAGTTGGTTTCCAAAAGGTGGTTTGCAAGGTGATGAAAGAAATGATTTTATGTTCATTGAGTGTTTAAATACATTATCAGAAGATTTTTTAATGAGAAATGATAAGTTAGGTATGAGATTTAGTTTAGAAGGAAGATTTCCTTTTATGAATAAAACTTTTAGAGATTATATACGAAGTATCCCTAGTGAACATAAAATCAACAAGAATTTTATGGAAGATAATTGGGCATATTATAATAAACCACTATTAAAGACAGCATATTATAAAAGATTACCATTAAAAATATTAGAGAGAGAGAAAACTGGTTGGAGATTTCCTACAGATGAATTTATTGTAGGTAGACTTAGCAAACGAGCTGATGATAATAACATATTAAAAGATTATATTAGAACTGTACTATCAAATAAAGAAATGCAAGAAATATTTGAATATAACCAGTCCGAAATAGATGATAAATATATGTGTAATAAAAGAGAAAGTTGGTCAAAAGGTTTAAATAAAGCTGGAGAAAAGAAAATATTACCTAATATTGGTCAACGCTCACAAAAAGAACTATTTACTATAATGGCATTTGCGATTTGGTACAAGGTTTTTAAGATGAATATATAAGGAAAATTATGAAATATCCATTAGCTTGTGATACTTGGGATCATAAAGAATTATACGCAATACAGGAAGTCATAAAAAGTGGGCGATATACAATGGGTCCACACGTCAAGAAGTTTGAGCAAGAGTTTGCCAAATATTTTAGATGTACAGACGCAGTTATGGTTAATAGTGGTTCAACTGCCAATCTATTAATGATTGCATTATTAAAATTAAAATATAAAAGAGGTGGTAATATAATTGTGCCTGCTGTATCTTGGTCAACAACTTTCTTTCCATTACAACAATACGGTTTTAAATTAAATTTTGTAGATGTAGATAGAGAAACTTTAAATATAGACCCTAATAAAGTTAGAGAAGCAATTAATGAGGATACTTGTGCTATATTTGCAGTTAATCTTTTAGGTAACTCTTGTGACCACTATTCATTATATCATATTGCAAGAGAACGTAACCTTATATTATTAGAGGACAATTGTGAGAGTTTAGGTGCGAAGACATATAATTATGAGTTTTGTGGAACGTTTGGTCAAATGGGTAGTTTTTCATTTTTCTTTTCACACCATTTACAAACAATGGAAGGTGGAATGATTGCTTGTAGAGATAAAGATGACGCAGATTATTTAAGGTCATTAAGAGCACACGGTTGGTGCCGAGATTTACCAGATGACAATAAGATTTATAAAAAGACAGGTGATAAGTTTAAAGATAGTTTTACGTTTGTAACTCCAGGATATAGTGTTAGACCATTAGAAATGAGTGGTGCAATTGGTAGTGTACAACTTAAAAAAGAATCTGAAATGAGAACACAAAGAATTCGTAATGCAAAATATTTTCAACATAAATTTAAAGATAATCCAAATATTTTATTACAGAAAGAAATAGGAGAATCAAGTTGGTTTGGTTTCTCAATGGTATTACAAAAAGAATTATATGGTTGGCGTGATGTAATTGTTAATAGACTTACTGAAGCAGAAGTAGAGTGTAGACCTATTGTTGCAGGTAATTTTATGAACAATCCTGTAATAGATTATCTTGATTATTATAATAATAGTTGTCCAAATGCAGATTACATACACGAAAATGGTTTGTTTATAGGAAATGATATAAGAGATTTAAAAGAAAATATTGATATGGTTTATGATTTGATTAATAAACCAGTAACTAGATTAGAACAAATGGAAACATTAACACACGATCCTATTGTGGATTAATTAAGGAGTAAAATGAAAAGAGCATTAATAACAGGAATAACTGGACAAGACGGCGCCTATCTTGCTAAATTGTTATTAGAAAAAGGTTATAAAGTATTTGGTGGACAAAGACGAAGTACATCACCAAAACATTGGCGACTAGATGAAATGGGTATTACAGACCAAATAGAGTTTGTTGAACTTGACGTAATAGACCAGGCAAATATAAGAAGAGCAATAGAAGAAACTCAACCAGATGAAGTTTATAATTTAGCTGCTCAATCATTTGTATGGTTATCATTTAAACAACCAGAACTTGCTACTTTAATAGACGCAATGGGTCCTTTGAGAATACTAGAAAGTATAAGACAAGTTAATCCTAAAATAAAATTTTATCAAGCAAGTACAAGTGAAATGTATGGAAAAGTATTTGAAACCCCACAAAAAGAAACAACGAAATTTTGGCCGAGGTCACCATATGGTGTTGCAAAACTATATGCTCATCACATAACAATTAATTATAGAGAGGCGTATGATATGTTTGCTTGTTGTGGTTTATTATTTAATCACGAAAGTCCACATAGAGGTGAGGACTTTGTAACTAGAAAAATATCAAAAGGTTTAGCACATTGGTTGCAAGAAGGAAGACCAATTGTTTTAGGAAATTTAAATGCAAAAAGAGATTGGGGACACGCTGAGGATTTTGTTAGAGGTATGTGGCAAATGCTACAACACGATAAACCAGATGACTATATATTAGCAACTGGTGAAATTCATACAGTAAAGGAATTTGCAGATATGGCATTAGATTATAAAGATATAAAACATTATTGGAAAGATGGTAAATGTTTTACAGACGGCAATCAATTAATTATTACTACTGATAAGAAACATTTAAGACCTGCTGAGGTAGATGTATTACAAGGGGATGCTAGTAAGGCAAGAGAAGTATTAGGTTGGGAACATAAACATAATGTAGAGAGTTTAATGAAAGAAATGGTTGACGCAGATGTTGGTAGATTTTGTAGTGACCATCAATCAGGAGTACCAAGACTTTGGGATGCTCCAGAGAATTGTATATAATGAGCATTCCTTTAGGCAATAACAGTTCCTTATTTGTTACAACATTTAATAAAAGATTATATGATGATTATGCTCATCAATTAATTGACTCATACAAGGCAACAAATCAAAAACCACATATGCTTGTTTTTGTTGAAGATAGTCCAAGTTTATATCCTAAAGTAGACAAAGTAAAGTATGAAAATATATTTGATTTTGAACCAGATTTAAAAGATTTTATTAAAAGAAATAAACATAGAGTAGCAAATAATTTTTATGAACAAGCGATAAGATTTAGTTATAAAGTATTTGCTCAATCGGCAGCAAGAGCTTGGTCAGATAAAATATTTTATGTAGATAGTGATTGTAAGTTTATGGACACAATACCACGTCTTTGGTGGCAGCAATGTTTACCAATGTTAACATTTTTATCATTTTATAATAGACCAAATCAATATACAGAAACAGGTTTTGTTGCATTTAATAATTCAAGTCTTGTAGCCAATGATTTTTTTCAAGCATATAAAAATTGGTATGTAACAGATAAAGTATATTCAATAAAGAAATTAGGAAAGAATTTTTGGACAGATTGCCATACATTGGACGGTACTAGGCAAATGTTTAAAAACGATCCCAGGTATAGTGAAAAACCACTAGGGGATGGTGGAAATGGACATATAATGGCAAGAGATACGTTTATTAATCCATATATAGACCATAGAAAAGGTAAAAGAAAATACCAACCAAATAGTCCAGAATGGAGAAGAAACAGATGACAAACGGCGTAGATGAACAAGACAATGCTCATAACTTGACATATGAAAACGAAACTCAACTTAATAGAACTGTTACGATTCCTTTAAGAGAATATGATGAACTTAAAGAGCAAACACATTATATTACGGATGAGAATGCGATAGCGATTATTGATAAGTTAGGTGAGTTAGTAAGAGCGTTGCGTAAAAATATAAGAATACCTATAAAAACGAAATAGTAATGATTAATATTTTTATTGGGTATGATAGTAAAGAGAAGGTTGCTTTTAATGTACTTGCATATAGTATATTAAAACATAGTACCAGACCTGTATCTATTACACCAATATATTTAAAAAATATAAAAGATAATTTTACTAGAGAACGTAGTAATATAGAATCAACTGAATTTAGTTTTAGTAGATTTATAGTACCTCACCTTATGAATTATAAGGGGTGGGCATTGTTTATGGATTGTGACCAGTTAATGTTAACAGATATTGCTGAGTTATGGAGATTAAGGGATGAACGTTATGCTGTACAAGTGTGTAAGCACGATTATGTACCAAGAAAGACAAAGAAGTTTTTAGGTCAACCACAAACAAAATATGAAAAGAAAAACTGGTCAAGTTTTATGTTGATGAATTGTGATAAGTGTACAGCGTTAACACCAGATTATGTGAATAGTGCAACAGGATTACAACTACACCAATTTAAATGGTTAGAAAATGATAGTTTGATAGGAGAATTACCTTTAGAGTGGAATTGGTTAAGTGGAGAATATCAAAAGAAAGATGATGTTAAGAACGTCCATTTTACAGAAGGAGGACCTTGGTTTGTAGATTATTTAAATTGTGATTATGCAGAAGAATGGTTAAAATTAAAGGAAGAAACAACTGAAACAAATATGGTTAAATGATACAAGGATTATTAACTAGACCAGCAACAGATGATATTGTAAGACATTTTGTTTCAAGTGCAGGAGGAACATTACATAATGTTAAAGATGTTGATATAGATAAACCTATTACTTGTTTTGGAATATTAAGAGGCACAGGCGAACTTTTAAAACAAAGTAAAGAGTTTTATTATTTTGACCACGCTTACTTATATGGTAATAGACACTCTCCATCAAAGGTAACTGGTGAGAGAATATATAGATTAACAAAAAATCATTATCATATACAAACTATACAAGAACTAACAGATGAAGATAATGAAAGAATTAAAAAGTATAAACAGTATATAAAATTACAACCTTGGAAAAGTGATGGCAATTATATCTTAATTATAGCACCTTCTCATTTTCAAATAGCATATCATAATATAGGTAGTTGGGTTGATGATACTATAAAGACTTTAAAACAATATACAGATAGACCTATTAAAGTAAGAGATAAAAAAAGTAGTAAACCTTTAAGAGAAGAAGTACAAAGTGCATATGCTATAGTATCTCATAATTCAGCAGTTGTAGTTGACGCTGTTTTAAATGGGGTACCTGTATTTTGTGATAAAATGAATATGGGAGTACCAATGGGGTTAACCGATTTTAGTAAAATAGAACAACCTATAAAACCTGCTAGATTAAAATGGATACATAGTTTATTAGCAAATCAATTTACTATGACAGAAATAAAAAATGGAACAGCTTGGAGAAAAGTACAATGAGATTAGATAACGAAGTAAAATTAGATTATAAAGACGTATTGTTGAAACCTAAACGGTCAACATTATCATCAAGACGTGATGTAGAAATGACTAGGTCATTTACATTTAGAAATTCTGGTGAAACATATGAGTGTTGTCCAATAATAGCAAGTAATATGGATGGAGTGGGAACATTTAGTATGGCGAAAGTTATACAAGAGTATAAGATGTTAACCACGATTACAAAGACAACAACGATAGAACAATGGAGAAAAGCAGTAGGTGAAGGTATTAAATTAAAGTATCTATCAGTATGTACAGGTACAGGTAAATTATGGGATGATAATGCTGAAGATTATACTACAATGCAAGAAGTATTAAAGAGTTTTCCAGATGTTAAGTTTATTACAGTAGATGTTGCAAATGGTTACCATACAAATTTTTCAGATTTTGTTGGTGCAGTTAGAGAAGAGTATCCAGACAAAACTATAATTGCAGGTAATGTAGTAACTGCTGAAATGACCGAAGAACTAATTATACAAGGTGCAGACGTAGTTAAAGTAGGTATTGGACCAGGTAGTGTATGTACAACAAGAACAATGGCAGGTGTAGGGGTACCTCAATTTAGTGCAGTAGTAGAGTGTGCTGACGCTGCTAATGGTGTTGGTGGTCATATAGTTGCAGATGGTGGTTGTAATATGCCAGGAGATATTGCGAAAGCATTTGGTGGTGGTGCTCATTTTGTGATGTTAGGTGGAATGCTAGCAGGACATAATGAAAGTGAAGTAGAATTAAAAGATGGACAAAGAGAGTTTTATGGGATGTCTTCTGATAGAGCAAGAGAAGTACACGGAAAACGAAAAGATGGTTATAGAGGTAATGAAGGACGAGCAGTTATATTACCAGATAGAGGACCTGTTAAAGAAACGATAGAAGATATATTAGGAGGTGTCCGTTCAAGTTGTACATATATTGGTGCAAGACGATTAAAAGATATTCCTAAATGTGCAAGTTTTGTTAGATGTAACCAACCATTGAATACAGTATTTGAAACTTATGATAATAACGCATAATATACCTTGGGATAAATGTTTAAGTAAACAGTTATTTCCTGCCATAGAAAAAGGTTGGACTGATACAGATAAACCTGTTCACTTTTTTTGGGGTTTAGCTGGACAGAATAGAAAAGAAATACGTAAATGTATGGAGAGTGGTGAGGAATGGTGGTACGTAGATGTTGGTTATTTAACACAACAAATTACAAGATATCCAGAACCTAAAATACACGATTACGATAAGACATATTTTAGAATATGTAAAGGTAATATACACACGATTAGGTGCAAAGTTGGACCTGGTTCAAGATTACAGAAACTAGAGCATCAAGGGATTGACGTACAGTTTAAAGGGTGGAATACTGGAGAAACAACTCATATACTAGTAGCACCTTCTTCTGAAACGGTAACTTACCAAATCAATGGTATGAGCCAATCACAATGGGTTGAACAAGCAACAAAACAGATAGCAGAACATACAGATAAACCAGTTAGATTTAGAAATAAACCTAGACCTGGTAATGAGTTTTGGAATACAGATATTAAAGAAGACTTAAAAAATGCTCATTGTTTGGTAACCAATATGAGTTTATCTGCTATTGATTCAATATTAAATCAAGTACCTGTAATATGCCATCAACGAAATATAGCGTCATTTGTTTCATCAAAAGATATAAAGTTTATAAACAAACCAATGAGACCAGGACGAAAGACTATAACAGAATGGTTAAAGATGATTGCAGAAAATCAATTTACAATATCTGAAATTACAGATGGAACTGCTTATAGAACATTACGAGAACAAAACGTATGATGAATTTTTGCTGTGTATATTATGGAACAAAGTATTCATTAGATTATGTACAAGTGCTATACAATATGGTAGAAAGACATTTAACCATACCCCATAGGTTTATATGTTTTTCAGACCACGTAAAACCTCAAAAGATATTAAAAGGCGACATACAGTTTAGAAAGTTTAGATTTCACGATTATGATGGTTGGTGGAATAAAATGCAACTGTTTAGTGAAGAAGCAAACTTGGTTGGACCTTGTTTATATATGGATTTAGATGTAGTGATTTTAGATAACATTAATGAGTTAGCGACATTTGGTGATGATATGACATTTGGTGTAATAAACGATTTCAATATAAAAACGGAAGAGTATAATTCAAGTATAATGAAATTCAATAATGAAGTTGCAACTAAATTAGTATGGAATAAGTTTTTAGAAGATAAAACTGATTTAATGAAATTGCAAGGCGACCAAAACGCAATGTCCAGATTAGTTAAAGGTAGTCAATACCTAAAAGTTATGCCAGACGAATGGACATATTCTTATAAATGGCATAGTAGACAAAACCCTAGATTTCATAAAAGTGAGTGGAAGTTTGAAAAGAAAGAAAAAGCTAAAGTTGCAGTATTTCACGGTAGACCTTTACCACACGATTCAGACGAAAAATGGGTCAAGGAATTGTGGAATTAGAACAAAACAAGAACAAATATCTCTAAAAACCCAGTAAAATCAACGTAAATTAGTACTTGACAATCCCGATTATCGGTGATATAGTATACACATACTATGAAAACAAACACTATGAATAAATCAAAACAAGTAAAATTAAATGACGTTGACTATACTTTTAATGTAGTTTATTTAAGAGAATATATTGATCCAGATGACCAAGAATTCTTTTATGCATATGAAACTATCTATAGAAACGTTCCATATAAATTCAAAGACAAATTCAATACAAAATCTATGAAGATGAAAATTCTTAAATTTTGTGATTGGAATTATAAAGAACCTGCTGTTAACTTTCAAAACGTAACTAAAGTTGAATTGATAGACCAAGATGAATATTATAAAACATACGAACAAGTATTCGGTGATACTGCTAAAGATGATATGAATATGTTTAATGATTACGGTCAATCTTATGACAGACAATCTTTCAGAAAAGATTTTAATAAAGAATTAACATATAAATTAAACCCTAATAAAAGAAAAGTAGAACAAATGAAAGGACTAAACTAATGAGTGCAACTAAAAATCTCGCTTGGGACCAAGCAACTGAATTTTTAAGTAAGATTGAAAGCAAGTTATTAGAAGGTGAAATGACTAAAGACGTTGCTTTAAAAAAACTTACTGAAACAAATTATAACATTGCAATGGAAGGAATTGATTCTTCAGATGACGCAGAAGAGTGGATTGACCTTGTTATTGCTGAAAGACAAAACGAAGTACAAAAAATGAGAGAGGACGGTACAATATGAGTAATATAACAGACCAATATATCGGAAAAGACGATATCGGTAAAAACCTATACAGAAAGAAAACTTATTATACTTTATGCATAGAACAAGATTGTCTTGCTAAAAATCAAGAAGAAGCAGACACTAAATTAAGTGATTGCGGAATTGATTATAGTAAAATTACTAAAGATATAGCAGAAGAAAAAAACGGTGTTGAAACCTATATGACAGACGCCAACTATACAGATTCAGATAAAACTGAATATGTTGCAAAAGTTGTTTATGATGACTATGACGGTTTAGAAAATGCTATAGAAAACGGTGATGTTGAGTTAGACACATACGCTTTAGAAAATGATATAGTCACAGCAGACGGTAAAGTTGTTGATAAAGAAGAATCACCACTTGATGATTTACACGAAGCATTAAACCCTAATAACAGTTATAAACTAGTAGAGAGTAAATAATGGATTTAGCACACGGATTTGGACTTATGTTTATCGGAATTATTTTAACAGTAATTGGATTTGCTGTTGCTTTATATTACGGAAGTAAATCTAATAAACCAAAAGAAGAATTAACAAGTGTTCAAAAATCATTAAGAGATTTAAATAACGGAGATACGGACTAATGAAATATAAAGAAGATAAAATATTAAATGAAGTATTAGAATATATTAAGACAACTTATTCTAAACATTATTCAACTACTAAAGAAGGTTTCCAAGTACAAGACATATTAAGACATTTAGATATAGACAAAGATTTCAGTTTATCAAATGCAATAAAATACCTTATGAGATACGGTAAAAAAAACGGTAGAAACAAATTAGATTTATATAAAGCAATACACTATATTGTTTTATTAATCAATAGTGAAGAAAACGGATCCACTTTAATGGAACCTAATATGGAAGAAATACAACAAACAATAAAAGAATTATCAGTTACAAAATGAAAAAGAAAACAAAAAAACTTATATTAGAATTATTAGATTTTTGGCCAATGACAATAGTTGTGCCAACAATGATTATTTTAATTTTAACAGCAAATATATGGTAAGTAATAAAATTATATACGATAAACTGATATTCTATTATGATGTAGATGATATGAATATAACCATTTACGGTAAAGATTGGAAACCAGTTGAGTATTTAAGTGATACAGAAAGAAGAGAGAAAGTAAGACAGCATATATTAAAATATGATTTGACAAAAAGAATAGGAGGTAAAAAATATATGACATTATTAAATGAAAACGAACTATACATTAATGGTATGACAAATAAAGTTGATACTATTAATTCAATAATTGATAATATTGATGATAATGATTTAGATACCGCTAAAGATAGCTTAAATCAACTAAAAGAAGTTGAAGAAAAAGAACTTTATGGAACTAAAGAAGAGTCTGATATAGACACTATGTTAGAACTAGAAAATGAAATGAGTAAAGGAAAATAATATGGACGGAAACGGAATGATATTGTTAATCCTGTTTATTTTTTCAATGGCAGGTTTAGTTTATATGATAATTTTATCAAATGAAATGAGTACGTTAATTGATAGATTATTGGGTAGAACTAAAAGACTAATGAATAAAATAGATAAGATAAATGATGAAAAAAATGAATAATCCCGCTATAGCAGACTATCAAAGTAGTTGGAAAAGCTCACCAGCGCCCTTGCTAGGGGTTCGGAAATGCAGGAAAACGAGTAAAATAGAGCATAATTTAAGGATTGACATTAGCAACGATTTATGTTAATATTAAGACAATTGAGAAAGGAACATACATTATGAGTAGTGTAATATATAATAAAGAGAACATCTACAAAGAGTTTAATGTTGCAAAACAAAAAGACATTGAACTATCAGACAAGAAAACAGACGAAGAAAAAGAGAACGATATCCATACAAATAGATTGCAGTTTTGTAAAGACCATAAAGAACTGAACGAGAAAGACCCAGGACTATATGATGTAAATATTAAGTGGGACAGTTTAATAACTGCTTATTCTTCTGAAAATCCAAGAGACCATTTCTATAAAAGAGTATTCGGCAGAACTTATGCTGAACAAATGGCTTTTGAAACTTCTGAATCCGAAGGAGAAGATGACGGAGGAGAAGATTCATATTATAGAAGTAGAAGAAAGAATAGAAACTATAAAAGATAATATGCCAAAACCAACAATTAAAGAAATTTTTGACCCACAACAAACTGTTTGTGATGATTTTCACGAATGGGTGAGATTAGAAACTGAAAAAGTTAATGATCCTATTATGGTACATATGACAATTTTGGGTCAAACATTAAAAATTATGAAGTCAGTAATGCCTAGTGCAGATTATGACGGAATAATGGACACGGTTTATCAATCAAAAGATAAGATAGAACCGTTTAAAAAAGCGAGTATACATTAATAAGGAGAATATTATGAAAACTTTGATGTCAATACTAGTATTAATTATGCTGTCAACTTCTGCTAACGCAGGTACAATGGTTGAAGATAAAATTAATGCAGTAAATACGTGGTTTGCTAATGAGAAGCAATCTACGGTAGATTTCCAAAAAGTTAAATGGCAAGAAGGTAAAGACCAAATTGCTAGTACTATTGCGAAATTTAAAAAAATGTTTAACTGGAACTAATTTATGAACGGAGATTTTGTTTGTACAAGTGCCAATGATGGTACACATTATTTCAGACCTATTA